CAAGCCAAGGCAGACAAAAACAGGCGTTACAGTCGCCAGACGCCGCTTTAACCATGCCTGGATCATGAAATCCAGCGCAAAGGCCGGCGATTGGCGCCGCATTGAATACCTAGATAGAAACGGCATCAGGCAAACCCGGAATATACAGCTTTCCCAGAAGGATGTTAACAACCGACAATCGCGCGTCGGCAAGGTGTTCGAACGCGTTGGCAGAGACCTAAACCCCTACAGGTCAGTAAAGATCGACTGGAGCGCCGAAGGCGAGGCGGCGTTTCGTATGGTCTCTGTGGCTGCCGAGAAACGCTTGCTTGAGCTGCTCGCTCAGGAAGTGAACTATGAAATTCTGAAAGCCAAAGGCCATGCTTGAAAACCTCACGCAGCTCGTTAACGGTGTCGCGCAGACCCTTTCCGTGAAAATCACCGGCATGGCCACGATTTCCGCCTTTCCGGATATCGGCAAGCGCATCCGCCTGCCAGCCCTGCTGATTGATATTGATCAGCTGGAACCTGGTGACGATCCGGGTACCGGCGAGCTGGCACTCAAGGCATCGATCCAGTGCTACGTCGTGATTGATCCGACAGCGGGCAACGCTCAGGCACTGGTAAAAGATCTGGCGGCGCGCGTTGCCGTTGCCGGCATGAATGAAAACTGGGGCGTCCCTGTGGCGCCAGCCAGGCTGGTGCAGATCGGCGATGCGTCGTTCCGACCGGAACTGAACGGATACGAGGTCTGGCTGGTCGAGTGGTCGAACGATATTCGACTCGGCAGCGAGATCGATTGGCAGACCTATGCCGACCCGACCAGCTATCGTGTATTTGATAGCCTGGATGGCCAAGCCGGCGGCGGAATCTTCCCGATCTCCGAAGTTGTGTTCGGCGTATGGCCGGACGTTGGCCAAGGCCATGAGCAGGATTACCGGCCGCCGGGCGAGGTGATCAGTGACCTCTGAACAGTTTGGCGCATCGGAAACCGACCGCCGCCTGTCGGCTGCGATCATTCCCGGCACCATCAGCGCGGTGCAGCTCAAACCGCTGCGGGTGCGCGTCGCCGATGGCGACGGCTGGGAGTCGGCCTGGCTGCGGGTGTTTACGCTATCTGCCGGCGTGGTACGCACCTGGCGACCGCCGTCAGTCGGCGAGGATGCCATCATCCTGTCGCCATCCGGCCTGCCGGAGCAGGGGCTGGTTCTAGCTGGGCTCAACGGCTCAACGTTTGCACAAAACGATGAGCTGAAAAGTATCACCGCCGTCGATTTTCCGGACGGCAGCCGTGACAGTCATGACCACGAAAATAAAGAACGCACGATCGCCATTCCCGCCGGCGGCAAGCTGACTCTATCGGTCGGCGCATCCAGTCTGGTGATCGAAGACGAACAGATCACGCTGAAAACCACGAACTTTATCGTGGATAACGTACTCAGCACTTTCAAGGGTATGGCGACCGTCGAGAAGCTGCTGACCTATCTCAACGGCATGTCTGGATCTCCGGGCGATGGCGAGAATACGTCGGTGCAGACAGGAACAGTCCGCATCGAAGGCGATCTAATCCTGAACGGCATATCATACGCCAGCCACTCGCACGTCGAACGCGGCGATGGCAATAAGGTCGGACCGCCGACTGCCGGTTGATTTCAACCGATCACGAACAGAACAACCCGCTCCGGCGGGTTTTTTTATGGGTACGAACATGGCAAAGGCAAAGACAAGGTCGGTCTCCGAAAAGCAGGCCCAGGAATCGGTCACTTTCATGGATCGGCGCTACAAAGAGCGCACGATCATCAGCCCGTCTGGTGCTGAGGCCGTTGTGCGGCAGCACCGCGTTACAACTGACGATCCGGCGCTGATCGAGTTTCTGGATCGCCACGCCCACTTCGAGCGCGTCGGTGCATAAATGGCCACGCTTGTCGGCGTTGATCGCCGAACCGGCCAGGCGATCAGCGGGATCGAGCACCTGCATCAATCCATTGAAGACCTGATCACTACGCGCGTCGGTTCGCGCGTTATCCGCCCCGAATACGGATCCCATCTGCCGGCCATGGTGGATATGGGGATCTCGCCCGGTCTGGCATCGGCCTATCAGGCCGAGGTATCGCGCGCCATTCAGCGCTGGTACCCGGTGTTTTCCGTCAAAAGCGTCCGCGCGGTTTCGATTACCGGCGGACAGATTACGTTTTCTATCGCCGGGGTTTACCTGGGCGACAGCATCACCCTGGAGCTTACGGTATGACGACCGTTATTGACCTGCAGATGTTGCCGGCGCCCGATCTCGTCGAACCGATCAATATCGAGTCGATCTATCAGGAGATCCTCGCCGGATATATCGCGCTCAATCCGAACTTTACGGCCGCCGTCGAGACTGATCCGATGGTTAAGCTGATGGAATATGTAGCGTACCGCGAGGCCGGGTTACGTGCCCGGATCAATGACGCCGCCCGTTCGAATTACCTGGCCTTTGCCGACGGCGCCGACCTTGATCACCTGGCCGCCTGGCCAGCCGGCATCACACGGCTGGCTGGCGAACCGCGCGCACGCTTTGCGTACCGCGTGCAGCTGCGGCAGTCCGCCATGGCCGGTACCGGATTCCGTGAGCGCTATATCGAATCGGCGCTCGGCATCAGCCTTGATGTCGTTGCGGCCGATGCCAGAAGTACGGGCGGCGCTATCCAGATCGTCGTCTGGCTTAGTGACGCGCTGACTGTTGCCGAGAAACTGGCGCTGCTCGATCAGATTAGCGCCTTCTTTGCATCGGATACCGGTGCACCGCTCGGCATTCCGGTAGCGGTCAAGGCCGCAACACCACGCGCCGTTGATCTGACTGCAACCGTTTGGCGCGAGCCGACCGCTGCGGCCGATGTGGCGAGCACGCTGGAATCGACGCTCGCGACCGCGATCAACGATTACGCCAAACTCGGTCGTGACATTCCGCCCAGCTGGATCGATGCGCGCCTGCATGTGACCGGTATTGCCAAGGTCAGCCTGCCTGCCGACTTTACCGGCATCGCCGTCGGTGACGACGAGTATGCCGTGCCGGGCATGATCCAGATCATCGATGCCGGCGTGGTGTGGTGATGAGCCAGGTCGAATTACTCCCGTCGAATTCGACGCTGTTCGAGCGTGCCTTTGCCGGTGCAGCCCCGCGGCCAATTCTCGACACCGAGATCGATAAGCTACACGACCTGCGATCAATTCCGCCGGATCAGTTCATCCCCTGGGTGCTGTCCGAATACGGTATCGCCGATCTGGCGACCTACTTCAACAGCTATGCCGAAGCACTGGCCGCCGGGCGTCAGTGGCTGCTGGTGCGCGGCCTGCCTGAAGCCGTCAAGATCGCGCTCGGCTGGATCGGATTTCCGGCGCCGACGCTCGAGGAAGACGGCGGCTGGCGTATCCATGTAGACCCGGGCAGCGCATCCGCCGTCGAACACCTGGCTGCTCTGGCGCACCTGTTTAACCGGTCTGTTTACGCGCACGTTCAGCTCTACCGGATTTATCACCACTACGATATCCGGCATGCCGTTCTCGATGCCAGCCGTCTTGATGATTCGATGCTGGATGACGATTCGGGCATTCTGGTCGATGGCATCAAGCTCAGTTTCGGTACCCGCCATGTGGTCGTCGCCGCCGATGAATCGCTGATCAACGCATTCGGTCTGTTTACGACCTACAGCGCGCGAATCTACGACGACAACAGCTGGCGCCTGGATGCCTATAGCCTCGACTCCGAAGTGATGATCGACGCCGCCGGCCGAATGATCAGCCAGGTCAGCCGGTTTATCAGCGAGGAAGCCGATCCGGTCATTTCCACGCTGGTCTCACAGAGTTACGCCGATGGCGCGGTTGCGGCCATCGATATTCCCGCGATGGCTACACGTTTCGATGCGATGGCCACGCAAACCGATGATCTGCGCCGTTGGACTGGCCCATGGGTCGGCACCTGGCGAGACATTGTTTATTCCAACTTCACTCAAGAGGTCGTCTGATGCCTGCAAAACAGCTAGATGGGCGCATCGCCCAGGCCGAACTGGTCGCCGCCCAGCCTATTCATATCGCCTGGGGCACGGGCGATGCCGCCTGGGATCAAGCGCCTGAACCGGAACCGATCAATGCCAGCGCCCTGGTTAATGAACTGGGTCGTCGTCAAGCCACGCAGGTGGCTTTCGTCAATCCGGATCCGGCGGGCACGATCGAAACCCCGCAGGGCAATTTCAGCCTGTCGGCAGCGCCGACGCGTTACCTGTACGTGCGCGTTGTTTTTGCCTTCGATGAGGAACCAACGGCGCAGATCCGCGAATTGGGCGTTTTCATTGGCTGCGAGACCGATCCGGCGCTGCCGGCCGGTCAGAAGTATTTCACGCCAG